TGGGAACCATAAATCAACGTGGGCCGAATATTACACCGGGTATGCGTATGTCAATATGCTGTCGGGGTCTGAGTATTGGGCCGCTGCACAGCTAAATGCGGAACAAACAGTACAATTTACACTGCGATACCATCGGCTTTTAGATGGCATGGATAGTACAAACTACCGGATTATATTTCGCGGAGATACATACAACATTACAAGTGTTGACAATGTCCGGTACAAAAACGAGACGATTAAATTGCGCGGCGTAAAGTGAAAGAATTGACATCATGGGATCAACTATTAAATATGGCGATCTATCTTCTCAGATCGAATCTTTATTGCAAGAGTATGGAGATGAAGTCAAAGGAAAGATAGACAAGGCACTAACGCATGCCGGTACCGCAGCGAGAAACAATGTGAAGGAGAATGCTCCGGTACGTACTGGGAAATATCAAGCTAGCTGGTCTACACGGAAAGAAACTGTTGGTCTTTCCACTTCGAGGGTAACTGTATATTCAATAAACCGCTACCAGATAGTACATCTTCTGGAATTTGGACATGCCAAAAGAAACGGAGGCCGAGTCGCGGCTATACCTCATGTTGCGTCTGCGCAAGAATATGGAAATAACGTCTTGATGGACGAACTCACAAAGGGGCTATAGGATGGATGAAATTGTAAATCTGCTGAACGCTATTGGAATCGAACATGCCTATCATCATTTTGCAGAAGGAGAATCACCGGATCCTCCTTTTATTTGTTACCTGTTGCCAAACAGCGATAACTATTCAGCGGATAATCAGGCGTATTACAAAGCAAATGAGGTGCATATCGAACTTTACATAGATGAAAAATCGCCAACAGACGAACAAAAAGTAGAATCCGTGCTGGATGAGAATGGGATTTACTACGAAAAGTACGAGGCATGGATTGAAAGCGAGAAAATGTATCAGATTTTATATATTTTTGAGATGGGGGCTTAAAAATTGGATAAAAACAAAGTGGAATTTGGTATCAGCAATTTGTATGTTGGTACTTATACCGTAGGGACAGACGGAACCGTAACATTAGGAGATCCGTATCACCAAAGAGGAGCAAAATCGTTAAAACTGGAGCCAGAAGGAGACAACAACGACTACTACGCGGATAACATTAGATATTGGAGCGGATTTAGCGATAACGGCTTTTCTGGGGCTATTGAAGTCGCAAGATTCGACGATGATTACAAGAAAAACTTCCTGGGATACGCAGCAACCGCAACAGGCGGTATTGCAAGCATTACCGGTGCTGCAAAACCGAATGTATATGTGATGTTTCAAGCCGAGGGTGACGGAGAGGCACGTAGGGTGATTATCTATAATGTGGCTCAGGGTGGAATTAACCGGGAATATAACACTAATGAGGACAAAAAAGAACCGACAACGGAGTCCGTTGATATTGTATGCCTTGGCGACAGCACTACGGGTATTACAGTAGTTAACTACAAACCGACTGATGTTGGATATACAAACCTATTTACCGAACCTCCGGTTCCGGAATTGGAAGTAGCTGTATAAATAGATAAGGAGTAAAGTATGCGCAAAAAAATCGAAATCGATGACAACCACTCGATTGAGCTTAATAGTTCTATGGGGTGGTTGTTCATTTACCGGGAACAATTCGGGCGGGATATTCTCCCTGATCTGCTCCCTGCTCTTGAAACCATTTTGGAATTGCTGAAAAGTTGTGTAAAGGACATTTCTGCGGATGGAACTGGGACGATTGACTTTTCAGCGATTGATGATGATACCATTTCTTCCGCGATTATAGCACTTAGCGGAGCGGAAATTGTGACGGTACTCAATATCGCTTGGGCAATGGCCAAAAATGCAGACAAGAGTACAGGGACACCGGAGGAATGGGCTGATCAGTTTGATTGCTTCCCACTTGACCTGATTTTACCGGAGATTATGAAAATAGTGATCAGCTCGTCTATTAGCTCAAAAAATGCGAAACGCCTTCTGACGCTGACAGCAAAAGTGACGAAATCAATTCAGATCGAATCTTAATTGCTGCGCTGGACAGAGGACTCGGCGTGGAGGGCGTAAAAAATATGGAACTCGGACAGGCCGTTGATTTTTGCATCGAATGGAACAAAGTTCACAAAGATGAAATAGAGGATCAGAACGGAAAAGAAACGAAACATGGCACCAGGAAAGCTACACAAGCAGACTGGAACGCTTTTTTAGGGTAGGTGATATTACATGGCTGGCACTATTAAGGGCCTCACAATTCAATTTAATGGAGATACCACAAAACTTGATAAAGCGTTGTCACGGATAAATTCCAAAACAAAAAATGTTAATAAAGCATTAAAAGAAGTAAACAATACACTGAAATTCAACCCAAATAATGTGGAATTGCTTACCCAAAAGCAATCTCTCTTGCGCCAAAAAATAGAGCAGACGCGTCAAAAAGTGATTGATCTAAAAGAGGCACAGAAGCAATTAGATGCAAGTGGAGTTGATAAAACATCCGAAGAATACCAAAAAGTACGGCGTGAGATAGTGAAAGCGGAATCCCAGGTCAAGAATTTCAGCAAGGCGCTAAAAAAGGTAAAAGCACCACAGTTAAAAGCCATTGGAAACAATATGAAAACGATTGGGACTCGAATGGCAAAAATGGGTGGATACGCCAGTATAGCCGCTGCCGGTCTTATAACCGTCGGCAAAAAGCTGCTTGAAGCCAATAGCACGCAGACACAAGCGGAAGATAAGCTTACTGAAATTTACAAAACCAGAATGGGCGTAAATGAAAGCGCCGCAAAATCAACTGAAAAACTGGCTAGCTCTATACAGGCACAGGGGGTTATTGGTGATGAGGTAACGCTATCCGGTGCGCAGCAGCTAGCCACGTTTTCTAAATACCCCAGTACGGTAAATAAGCTTCTCCCAGCAATGGACAATCTGCTTGTCCAACAGAAGGGTTATAACGCCTCTGCGGATGATGCAACAAACATTGCTAATATGATGGGAAAAGCGATGTCGGGGCAAACTGGAGCACTAAAGAGGGTCGGTATTGCATTTTCAGACTCGCAGGGGAAAGTGCTTAAATACGGCACGGAAGAAGAAAAAGCGTCTATGCTGTCAAAAATCATCACTCAAAATGTCGGAAACATGAACAAAAAGTTTGCTGAAACAGATGAGGGGAAAATCGCACAAGCAAAAAACACTTTGGGAGATATGGCAGAGCAGATTGGATCGGCGCTGCTTCCGGCGATTGCTAATATTGCAAAATGGATTTCCAGTAATCTTTTACCAAAAGTCCAGAATCTAATCAATTTTATTAAATCACATCCTTTAATTAGCAAAATAGTAGTTGCGATTGCGGCGGTACTTGCTGTTGCAGGACCACTGCTTATTTTTATCGGGTCTCTAGTTACCGCAATTGGCGCGATTGTGGCGGTATCTGCGCCGGTATGGGGCACCATAGCACTTGTTGTAGCTGGAATTGCGGCATTGATAGCAATAGGCGTCCTATTATACAAAAATTGGGACACTATCAAAGCAAAAGCCATTTCCGTATGGAATGCAATCAAAACAACTATCCTTTCCGTGTGGGGAAAAATAAAAGCTGGTGTAACTACAGCGGTTAATGCTGTTAAATCTGTTGTACTTAAAATCTGGAATGCCATAAAAACAGGCACAGCACCAATCTGGAACGGGATTAAGGCTGTAATAATGGCGGTTGTGCACGGAATACAGGCTGGTGTCAAAGTGTTTAATGCGGTTAAATCGTTTATTCTCGGTGTGTGGAATAAGATCAAAACTGGTACGCGACCTATTTGGAACGGAATTAAAACAGTTGTTCTAGGTGTCGTGGAAGGAATTCGATCTGGTGTTAAGGTATTTAATGCGGTAAAATCTTTTATTGTTGGTGTGTGGAACAAGATAAAAGCCGCAACCGACAAAGTATGGGGCGCAATTAAGTTTGCGATAATTAATCCGGTAAAATCTGCGGTGGGCAAGGTTAAATGGTTGATTGATAAAATTAGAGGATTTTTTAGATTTAAATGGAGCCTGCCAAAATTGAAACTTCCGCATTTTAGTATAAAAGGGAAGCTGAGCATTAATCCACCATCTGTCCCACACCTTTCCATAAGCTGGTACAAAAAAGGTGGTATTTTCAATTCCCCATCCGTGATCGGTGTCGGCGAAGCTGGACCGGAAGCCGTTCTGCCTATCGAAAAGCTTAACGCTATGTTAGCTTGTATGGCAGATAATATTGTATCAGGTATTAGTACAGTGTTAAAATCCGCATCTTCTGGGGCATCTGGAACTATTACGATTCCGGTATACCTTTATCCTAACGGACCGAAAATGGGAGAACAGATCGTAAAAACATACGACACATATAAAAAGAGGCTGGGCTAATGATTGGAATTCTTAACACAATCAAAATCAATGATACTGATATTATCAGACCGAATGATTTTTCACCAGCCCGCGAGGACATCTATGCAGCAGAGATCACGACATGCAGCGGAAAAACAATAGCCGATCTCGTTGGG